GCATATCATAAAATATAGAAGCGGCATCATCTTGCTTGCCTGACTTCTGTAACCTTGCACGCTTTTTCTTAATAGCTTCAGTGGCTGCATCTTCTTTTGAATTTCCTCTTCCGGCTTTTTGTACTTTAGGAACTTTCTTAACTGCTTTCTTCTTTGGAGCAACCTTCTTTGTTAGTTTATCATACTCCATAGCTTTCTTAATAATTAAGACACTACGGTGGTCTGCTAACTGGCTAATCTCTTCTGGTCGAAACCCTACTGAAGTGGCGTACTCTTGTACATCCTTCTTTATAGTAGATTCTTTGTCGTTCCATTCTGGAAGAGCATTGACTAATCTGGCATATTCTTGTTGGACAAAATGTGCTCTAGCTTGTTGTGCTTGCTGAGCTTGTTCTTGTTGAACCATTTGTTGTTCTGCTTGTAGATTAGTAACTCTTTCCTGTGCATCTCTGTACTCATCCTTCTTTATCATATATTGGTATGGGTCTTCTTGCTTTAACGCTTCCCATTCAACATTATCAAAATCTGTCAGCTTGGCCGATTGTTGCTCTTGCAACATCTGTAAACCATTTGCGTACATTTGCCTCTCTTGCTCTAGTTGCATACGCTCGGATTGAATTTGCTCAGTGCCCTTGCGTTGCTCAGCTAGTGCCTGAGACTTACGAGTATAGTCAGCCTGCCTTTGGTATCCGTTCTTAAGTTCATCAATACCAACTTCTAATTCCTCTCCATCTACTTTAATAGTATATTTTAAGTCTTCTTCCGCTACTACTTCAAACTCTTCTTCTTCGGCTACCTCTTCTTCGGTTTCTTCTTCAGCTTGTCCTTCCTCTTCCGATTCTGGGGCTTCTTCTTCTACCTCTTCAGCTTCCTGTGTTTCCTCTACCTCTGTCTCGTCAACAGGGGTTTCGGTTACCTCGCTTGCGGTTTGCTCTTCTGAGTTCCACATACTAAGGATTTTATTACTTGCTTCAGCAGTTGTTCCTGCTGGTGCTCTATTATTTACAACTTCTTGGGTGTTCTCTGCAGAATCCATTGGTTACTCCTCTCACTTAATTAAAAAATTCTTGCTCCCTTTCAGCAAGTGTGCCTGTCTCAAGCACTGACTGTATGTGCTGATGCACTAAGTCCAACGCTTTGATTGTTATATACAATCTATCTCTTTCCACTTCCTCGGCTACTCTGGTATTTAAGAGATGCTCTATTAACGCTTCTCTTACTGTGGCTAGAGCCTCTACATATAGAGGATGTTCTAAAATCTGTTTAGCTTGGTCCGCCCTCGCTATCTCTTCTCCCTTCTTTCCCATATTAGTTTCCTATCTTAACAGCCCTTTCCTGTTCTCTCTCCAATACAAGTTCTTGTTGTTTAAGTGCAAGTTCTGCTTTCTTAATTTCAAGTTCTTGTGCTTTAATTTGCATTTCTACTTTTGCTTCTTGTGCTTTTAGCTCTAGATTTTGTTGTGCTATTTGAGCATCAATTTGCATTTCTTGTTGTCTTAATTCAGACTCTTGCTGAATCTTTTGCATCTTAACCTGCAATTCCTGTTGCTTGAGTTGTGCCTCTTGTTGCTTGGCTTGTTCTTCTGGAGAAGGCCCTTGCTGTTGTGGCACATCTTGGTCACCGGGGTCATTAATAAAGTCATCTACATTCTTCATGCCCATAGCCTTTATCTGTTCAGCTACCAAGTTATATACATTCTTAGGTTTAAGTAACATTCCTGCTGCTGGGTGCTGTGCAATCATTTGTATTGTTTGAGCCAATCTACCTAAGTGCATAAGGTTCATATCTTTATTACCAAATCCTAAACCAACCTGTGCAGTACAGTCCATCTTCTCTTTCCACTCATGTGGATAAAGAGTAACCCAATTGTTATTTAGTCTGACAAGTTTCTCAGGCTTTTCAAACTTCTGTACTAATTGGTATACAGAATTTGCTAAGTCTTTCATTCCTGTTTCAGCAAATACTCTTGCTATTAACTCTATCTTCTGCTGTGCTGCGGTCATAACTTGACCTACGCCTGTAGCAGTTTGATGTGACTTCAAGCCACCCTCAGAAAGACCCATTGAGTTCTTGCTAACGCCAGTTCGTTCTTCTCTAATACTGTCTAAATATCCTAGCATATTAAAAGAGTTCTGGTCTAGTTGTGGTGTTCCCAGAGGGTTAACAGCACCCGGTGTGCGTACTCTTACAATACCACCCGGTCTAGAAGTCATTAGGTCATCTAAGTTTACTTGTCCTTCGACTACTTCATAACGCCCATTGTTTGTTAGATACATATTATCTAATAAGTTACGCATTAAGGTAGTCTTAATTAGTTGAAGGTCAGAGATTAAGTCATATATACTCAGACCGTAGAACTTATGAGGCATTGGGATAGGTGTAAGGGAGGAGAAGGGAACACTATCCACAGCCTCATTGTCTAAAATCTCATCTCCAACCTTCGTTACTTTTCTTAATTCTGCTATGCCATCGTTGTCGTAGTCTACTCTTATGTAGCACTCTGTGACCCAGATGCCATCATCTATATCACCTTCTGGTGCATTGTCTTGTTCATGGCTAAATCTAGAAAGTCTCTCTGATTTATAATCAGCTTCATCGTTACTAAATACATTCTCAATTTTACTCTTAGGATAGCCTTGTTGTATTAACTCAGACTTAGTTCTTTTAACTCTATGTCCAACAAAACGAGCATCCTCAATTGTCTTAGCATACTTGTTAATTAAAAATTCTTCAGGAGGTACAGCTTCTATTCTAACCTGTCCTTCCTCATATGTTCTGTTTACTACAACATCATGTGTTACTGCCTGTGGTGCAAGAGCAGACTCATCCATTTGCTCTTCTCCACCATTTGCTGTGTGTTGTTTTACTTCTACATTATCATCCATTAAAAGAGCAGTGAACTCTTCTTCTGTTAGATTTTTGTATTCTTCTTTTAATGTTTCACTGGTATCATCCCAGTAGTGTTTTACTATACCATTCTTTTGTAGCAGAGCATCCTTAAACCACTGGTATATAATACTAAAGCCGGGGTTCTGTCGCATGATAACATAGTTAACATAGTCCGTAGACTGCTTTGCCATCTCAACATCTTCAGGGCCTTGTGGTTCAAATTGCACTACCTTATCACCTGAAGTAAATATCTTCATAAGGCTAGGCATAATCCATTCGATTACATCTGCTACATCTCTAGTGACAATTTGAGAACGACCTTCTTGCTCATTACCATACTTTTTACCATAGTAGCGGTCTAGTGCATCTGAGCGTTGTGCTGTAAGTTTACCATCCTTATACCCTAGTGCGGAACTAATCTCCTGCTCTAAGTGAGCGGATAGCTCCCTCTTTGTCATTTTAGCCATAAATTATTTACCTTTATTAATAGGGTACTTCGTTTCTTTAGGGGGCGGTGGACTCTTACTTACAATCTTCATTATCTCTTTGATGTCTTTAATATCCTCTGCCATTTCTAATATCTTATTTTCAAACCATTTCGGATTCATATCTTCTCCTATACAATCCAACTTAAATCAGTCTTAGGGAGTTCCTTTCCCCAGACACTGTCGTTGCCAGTAAATACTACATCTGTTACAGCTAAGTACCTAAAAGCATCGCTGGCGTGAGAAGTCCAGTCGTGGACTGGTCTCTGACTCCAGATTTTCTTCTTATCATCATAACTACTTCTATACTGTAGTAATGCTTCTAATCCCTTCTTAGTGTTTTCTGCATCGAACCAACACTTATTAAGGTAGGTTCTAGTAGTATCAATACCATCCATTACCTTTAATTTTGGTGCTACTTGAAAGTCAATGCCTAAGTCGTAAGCTAAATCCCTACGAGACTTTCCGGTACTAAACTCCCTTACGACTATATCATGTGGTGCAATATGAGCACCATAATGATAACCTTTTCTATTTAGTACATCTATATAATGAGGTAAACCTTCGTTTGAGTTCTCATAATAGTCTATAACATGTACTGCTTTACCTACAAACTGACAGAACCAAATTGAGGTTGCGTCAGATACCCCTAAATCCCAGGCTGTTACTACCTGTTTAGCAGGGTCGTAAGGTACTTTGCCAACACGGTCTTCATCATAAGCCGCTTCAATCTCCTTAGCGTAATACGCACCCCTAAGAGCAGCCGACCAAGAGCATTCATACTCCTGTTCAAACTCAGTCTCAGCCATGTCTTGCTTTGCAAGCTCCAATTCTTCATCATCTAATATCCCTGTTTCACTCGCCTTATATAAGAATCTAGCCCATCCCTTCTTCTCTGGTGCTGAGTGGTATAAATCGTAAAAATCATTCTTTCCCTTTGGTGT